GTTTATCCATCCCGCTCCGTCGTAGTACAAAAGTTGCCCGGCTGTGAGAGCCGTCTCCGTCACGTCTCCGAGGTCTCCGATGTTTTCGACGAGGGTGGGCTTGTTTAGAATCTCGCTCACGCCCGAAGTCGAGTCCCAGTCGGAGTTCACTTGTGCCGCTGGGATGGTCGGCTTGTTGAGGATTTCAGCGTCGCCTGATGTGGCGTTCCAATCCGCGTTCACGTTGACCTCAGCTCCAGCCGCGATGCCGCCCAGCTTGGTCTTTTCTGCGTCCGTGAAGGCGTTGGTGTCCGCGTTGCTTTCGTAGAGGGTCTTAACCTCGGACGCGTCAGGATTCACTTCCGCCCCGGCTTCGATGCCTGTGAGCTTGGTGCGCTCCGCGTTGGTGATAATCTCCCCGCTGCCTACCGAGTTGATGTCGGTGAGCGAAATGGCCGTGCCTGTCGTGGCTACGTCCGCAAGGGTTGTAGGCGTAGCTACCCCGGAGGCGTTACCTATCCACGTTTGTCCGTTGGGGATGTTGGGCACGTCGTTGGAGCGCCCTGAGCCGTACACGATACCGCTGCCGGAGGAGAGGTGGGACTTGACGACAATGCCGATGTTTTGGATGAGGTTGGTTCCTGTCGGCTTGGTGTTGGTGTAACCCCCTGTCGGCCCGACGTAGATTACGTCGCCCGCTGTGAAGGCGGAGGTGTCGACGTTCTGAATCAACCCCACTACAATGGCCTCCCCTTCCTCTTCGTCCAGCAATTGCTCATTGAGGACGAGCGTAGCGGGCATAGCTGAGGGCGTGTCGGCTCGTGCCGCGATGACCTCCACCTGTTGGCCCGCGCTGATGGGTGTCACGGCGTGGACGGGCGTGCCGTTGGCCAGCGTCCCGCCCGAAACGTTCTTGGCCGTCACGATGATTCGGGTGGCGTCGGCTACGGCTCCACTTGTGGCGGCCGTAATGCGGCCATAGTCGTCCACGGTGATGTTGGCAGCGGTATAGTCACCTGCCGTAACGCCGCTTGTGTTCAAGCTGATAACGGGCGCTGTCCCCCCGGTGCTCGAAAGCGGTGCGTCAGCCCCTACCGAGCTCACAGTCCCGGCAGCAAAGTCCAGCGTAATCGTCCCATCACCATCGTCGGTGAGAGAGTTGTTTGGGACAATCATTGTCGCCACGCTGGTTACGTCTGGTGTGCCATCCACTTCCCGCACGCGCAAAAGGCCTCGCGTGACAAAAGGCTGCGGAACGCTGCCTTCGGGTTCTACCCCGCTCAGCGGCGCGTTACAAGCATCATATTGGTATGCGACGCCAATACTCAAGGTCAAGAGAGTTCCCGCCAAGATGTTTGAGCGCATATCTTCCAAGGGCACGATGTTCGCGCTTTGAATGTCGTATTGGTAGCCGAATTGGAAGATGTTGCCCCCATTCTCAATGTCGGCGAGGATGTCTTCGGCCGCTTGCTCAGTGGCGCTGATTACACTTTTTTGGAAACCGACCTTGTCCTCGTCCCGTACTGGATTGTCGAGGATGTAGATTTCCAAATTGTATGTCTTGACATTGTTGACGTACCCACCACCGACGTATACGAGGTGAAGGAGCGGGTATGTTTCAAACTTGTCAAGGTCAACATCGCTGGGGCTGCCGTGGCTGAACGTCTGAAGAAACAGATGGGCACCTACGAACTCCTCAAACTTGGTGACTATGTTATTGTATGAAATCATCGCTTGATGGCTTGTTTGCGTTTGTGTTCGAGGTCCTTCAGAAACGCCAAGTGTGTGAATAAATGCCCCACAGGTGTCCGCGTGACCGCATCCATTTCGAGATACGATTCATTCGCAAGCGCATAAAGGACGGGGTACCACCCCCATTTCCGCCCGAAAGTGTCCTGCCCATCGCTGTCGCTATCAAAGAGGACTGCAAAGTGGTCAGTAGTTCGCTCTTTGTATCGCAAAAAAAAAGCAACGCGCCCGAAACTTGGTCTGCTGGCATCATTTTAAGCGCCTCAGCGTCCTCTTTTGCCGTATATGGCGCAATGCTGTATGATTCACCCCATTTGCGCTCTATGGGCCTAAAAAGGATGCTCATCAGCTTGTGAGCGTTTGGCCAGAAGTCGGCAGTGTATTGTTCGGCGTCAATGTATTCGCCCGCGGTGAACTCATCCCAGTTGGGAATGAAGCCGTATTCCACTCCATTGAGCGCAAAACTTTCGACGTGACGCGACGTTTCCGACTGCCGTACGGCCTGAATGTGATTGTAGCCCTCTTGCAAAAGGTTACGAGGCAGTTGGCGAAGTTGCTCTTGGGGCTGGCCCGTTACGGCCTCCAGACACGTCAGCATATCGTCCGACGTTTCCAGTACTTGCAACATCCCAAGAGTCATGTCCTCGAATCGGGCAGGTAGACGCAACTTCATATCAATATAACAGGTTTAGGGGGTTTGCTTACCCGCGCAAAATAAGGCACAAAAAAAGGACGCCGAAGCGTCCTGTCAGTGGGAGGGGGCTGGTGCCTGTCACCATTCTTTCTTCAGGTCAAGGAACTTGGCCATCTCGGCGCGGAAGTCGTCAATCTCGCCCAGCGTCATGTCCTTGAATTCGTTTCCGCGGAGGCGGGTGGCGATGTCCCACGCGAGGTCTTTGCCTTTGGTGCTTTTGTTTTGCATCGTGTTGGAGGTTTGTGTTTGTTTGTGGTCTTAGAGTGCAGTCACGTGAAGGTTTGAGTTAATGACTTGCAAGGTTTCAATCGCTCCGGAAGCCTCAATTACTCGGAGGGCTTGACGGGCGGCGCGGATGGTGTCAACGTCGGTCGTGTCGTCGAGGTCGAAGGCGCGTTCGCTAATGCCCTGAGCGTTGGCGTTGATGGCATCGAGCTGGGCGATGGCGTTGGCGATGATTTGAGCGGCGGAGGTAATGTGGGCGTTAGGCATGGTGTTGTGTGTTTTGCATCGTGTTGCAGGTTTGTTTAGGCCCACACAGCGGAGGCGTAAGGGCTATTGCTGTCTTTCACCCACTCGTGGCCGTTCGTGACGCGGACTCGGACGTTGCGTGGCTTGCCGCTCGTGCCCGTCATGATTGAGAGCATCTTGTCGGTACGGCTGATGACGCGGAATCCGGAGCACAAGCCGTTCAGGACGTCTTGCTTGTTGATGTAAGACTTGCCAGCTTCAAAAGCTTTGGGGGTGTTGTTGGAGGTAGACATAGTGCTTTGTTTTTGTTTGTTTGTTGACACAAAGATGGGGGCACCTCCTTCCTAAAACCAAATTTTTTTTCTCTTTTTTTCAAATTATTTTTTGGATTCCTCTGTTTGCGAGGGTTAGCCGACGGCGTACTGCCGGTAATTTGGGTTCGTTTGGTTGAAGGTGATGGCGTAGCGGCTGGCATCAACAAAGTGATTGAAGGCATCCACGGGCTCGTTCAGCTGTTTGCCGTTCTTGTCCTCCTTCCATTTGTAATTGCGCAGTTCCTTTATGCCGTTGATGCTTCGCTCGGTGATAAGCAACGGGCGCGAACGCATATAGTCCAATCCACTCCGTACTGAGTCTGGCCCCTTGCGCGCCGGATGCACGTTGAACCCGTGGCCGTGTATCTCGTCAATGCTTTTGGGTTCGGCGCTGTCGGCCACAACCATATCTCCCCTGCCGACCCCTGCGTCGCGTAAGGTTTGTGTGATGGCCGCATTCGTCAGGCCGTGGCCATAGCAAAGCTCGTCCAAACAAAACCCCTCTCCATCGGTGTATACGGCGACGATGGCTGTCGGGTCGTTCGTGTAACCAAAGTCCAGACCATAACACAACAGCTTCCAACCGTCGGGTACTTGGGCAGTCGTTTTCCAATGCGTGAAGATGGTCGCTCGGCTGGTGCCACGTTCCCCCAATCCGTATACCCTCCAATAGTTCTCATCAGCGTCTTTCAGGCGCTCAATTTCGTCTATGGTGCTTTGCGGGAGGAACGGATTGTCTTTGTATGTCGTTTGGAAGAACGAATGGTCGTCGCGCGTCAGTACGTGGTCGTATATCCAATGGAACTCGTCCGATGGGTTGTAGTCGATAATGATTCGCCCAGTCGTTCTGAGAATCAACTGCCGCCAATCTTCCAACGTCAGTTCGTTGCACTCGTTGACAAATAGAATGTCCCTTTTACGTCCCCGTACTTTTTGCGGTTGGTCGACGGAGATGAACTCAATCATGTTCCCAAACAGCACATACGTCGCTTGGCTTTTGTTGTGTTGGGCCGGGTTATACAGTCCTTCGTTCTCCAGTATCTCGAAAAAGTCCCTCATCACCGAGGCGCGGATGGCCGGGAAAGTCTTACGGGCGATTGTTATGACTGCCCCGCTGTCTTCGTTGGCGTGGCATAGTTCAATCAGCGCCTGTATAATCGAGTACGTCTTACCAGAACGGGTGCCCCCTTGGTGAACTTGCACCTTGGATGAGCACCCTTTTACGTGGTAATATGTGGCGGGTTGCTTCAACTCACGGTTGACTCGTCACCTGTAAACCACGACAGCGGCTTCTTCTCGGCTACTTCAATCTCCTGACGCTCCACATACCCGCGGGCCTTGCCTTTGGTCTTGAGGAAGAAGATGGTCGCGGCGGGGTTGCCGTCTTTGATTAGCTTGTGCAGGTGCGACTCGGCGAAGTCCAAAGTCCGGTTTTCAATTTCCCGTACTGCCTTGGCGTATGCCTCATCGCTTTTCATCCAGTTGTAATGCGTCTGCCTTGCGATGTTGGCCGCTTGGCAAGCCGTGGTAACGATGCCGAGGCTACGTTCAAGCGCCTCAATCATGTTCCTTTTTTGGGTGTCTAAATTGTCCATTATGCGTTCTTGAGCGACTGAAGGGCATAAAACACGAGTGAGTTTCTATACCCGCCGTCTTGCGTCGTTGTGATGGGCGTTACACCGTGCATATTGCGCCACGCAGGATATACGAGCAGTGAATAGTCGCATTGGTCAAACGTCGCATCATAATCAGGGACGTGTAGGTTCCCGCCCTTACTATTGTTGCGCTTTGTGATGATAAAGTTGCATGACCCTTTCACGTTGGCGTTGTCCGTGTGGTATGGGGCGCTGATGTTGTAGTTGCTGATGGAACTCGTAAACAGCTTCCCAAACCTCCACTTTTCAGGTATCTCGCTTACGAGCCTTTCTTGCTCTTGTGCCGTTGCGGGCATGATGTCGCGGTAGATGAGTTCGCATTGATTCATGAGTGCCATCATAGCTTTGACGAACGTTTTGGTCGTAGGTACGGCATGAACGGAACTGCGGCTGGCATATACGCGCCTCATATGGGGTTTTGGCGGGATGCTACCGATGATGGTGCTGTATTGCTGAACGACGTCATATATGCCCGTTCCGTCGGGGCGTGTGCCGATGCGTTCTTTGCGCTCCATAACGGCCTTGGGCACTCTGTCGCTTCGTAGTTCATGGTTGGCTATGTCGGCGAGGGCTTTTGCTTTGCTGGGCAGTTCCTTGATGAAGAACCCGACCAGTTCGCCGTCTTCGTATAGCGTGCAGTCGCTACTCACGTTTGGGGTATGCTGTGGGCATTGCTGGCCCTTTTTGATGTTGTGCTCTACACGCTGAAGGTCGATACGATTCATTGCATTGCTTTTTTCCAGTACTGGTTCATTTCTTGTGTCGGCAAAAGTTGCGCGACGAGCGGAGGCCGTTGCAAGGCGTCACACAATTCCTCAGGCGTGCTGACGGCATAGCAATTGACACCATCCTGATACAAACTCCCTTCAACCTCTGTCCAACCTCTGTTGAGTATCAGCCCTGCTCCGTGGTATTCGGCGTCGAGGAAGGTGTATTGCGTCCCACCTCCGTCGCCTTTGATGACGCTCATGTCTACCAAGTGTCGCGTCGTGCCATACAGCTGAGATGATTCTTTGAGGGTGCGACCATATGCTCCACGATGCCAGCGCTTGAAATCCAATTCTTCGAGTTTGCCGTGGAAGAAGTATTGATTATTGACCTGCCCGTGGATGTTGACATCGGCCCCGAGAGCATTCGCTCGCAATATGAGGTCAGTGTGTTTATCCCAATCAACGCGGCTCATCGCTCTATTAACTCTCTTACCTGCTGGTGCCTTAGCGTATTGGTAAAAGGGGTGCCGAAGCAAAGTCGATTCAATGCCTTTGGCCGCGAGGGCTTTTTGGACCTTATGTCTGATGACGAAGGTCTTGCTCCTCTTGGCGTACTCGAACAACTCTTCACAAAACTCTGTCGGGTCATGCACCACGAGATACCCACTTTGCAGGTCCTTGAGTATATGGCGCTTGTTCGGGCTGACGGCAGTTACGATTGGCTTTGGCAGCTGACGCAGCGCGGACGCAGCAACGTTCTTGTAACTGAGCGCGTCATAAAACACACCACCACCGCGAAAGCTGTTGGCGGGTCGCAATACCATCGGCTTGCCCAAAATCATAGCGAGATGGTAAGTAAACGTCACCCATCCGCCATAGCGGACGTCGCTTAGGAACAATAGCTGTCGCGTCACAGTGTCTTGAGATACGAAAGAACCAGCGTGCCGATGTCTTTGCCTTCGTTGCGTACGCGCTGAACTATGACTGCCGCCTCGGCGTGTTGTTCCAAGGTGAAGTCGATGCACACGGCTTTGCGAACCCCATCAGTAAACTCTTCAGGGTTTTGGTCGTCGAGTTCTTCGAGGATGCTCAAATCTATCTCCGCCTCCGGCTGCCACACGTCCAAACCCCACTCGGCCAACTCTGTCGCCTCCCATTCGTTGGCCAGCATATCCCAGTCCCATTCGCCGTAACCGATGTTGTCTTTGATGATGAATTGCTTTTGCTGAATCTCATCCCACGTGGCCACGTATACGGGTACTTCTTTGATTCCGGCTTCAATACACGCTTTCAAGCGCATATTACCACCGAGCACCACGTTGTCCGGGTCGACGACGATAGGCCGTGCTTGCAACATCTCCGGGAAGTCACGCAGGGATTTTACCAACTGCCGGAACTTCTCGTCGCGTATGATACGTGGGTTATTCGGGTTCGGACGAATCTTGGTTGTCTTTAAGGTGTTCATCGGTGATGTTTATGATGTTGCGGAATGTTTCCCGGATGTGGTATTTGTCGATAGCCAGTTGCAGGAGTATCTCCCACGCTTCGTCGCGGTTCATGCTTACGACCATCTCGTAGTAGTCGCCTTTCTTCTTACTGCTGAACAATACCCAGTCGTCGGATTCGTTCAGGATGCGCTTGGCTTTGCGGTTCGTCATGATTGTAAAAATATAGCCCATCGCTTTCGGAAATCGGCATCGTATTCCAGTAGATAGTTACACTGCTGATTCCCGTATACGACAGTCGTGTGGTCGCGGTTGCCAAATGCGGTTCCTATCTCGCGGCACGTGAACCTCTTATCGCGTAGGTATTTGAAGCACATGAACCTGAAGTCGCACAGCGGCTGTCGGCGTGTTGCTTTTATGACTTCATCCCATATTACGTCCAGACGTTCGCTGGCTCGTCGGCATTTGTGTATTTCATACGACAAGCTGAGGCCGTGATTCATGTCGTCATACAACTTGCCGACCTGAAGATACAAGTCAGCATTATTCATCGTCTGCGCTTTTAACCAGCCGTTTCAGCTCTTTGAACATCTGATTATTACAAGACGTGCAGGTCGTACGCAATCTTTGGCCCCCTGTCATCTTGTTGTACCACACCACTAAATCCTCGTTGGTGTAATCTTGTTTGTTCTCTAACATATGCCGTACGGCCTTGATGTCTTCCGCGCTAATTGTGGCTGACCATTTATCAAGCGGACAACTGGCCACCTTCAATCGTGTTTTTGTGGGCATATGGCACCCGCATAGCTTAGAGTCGGTGAAGGCCTCCGTAATCAGAGGACCACACGATTGAGTCACCGCTACGAAATGCTGGCAGGTGCGACACGTATCAAGACGTGCTTCACGTTCGTTGTTATCTACGAATAGCATGGCGTAATTTCTTTTTTGTTCTGTGTAACGACTGGTAAAGGGTCGTGTGTGGTATGCCGCTTTCGCGGCTGACTTGGCGTAAGTTATAGCCTTCCAAGTACAATCGCAAAACTTGCCTATCGAACCATGCGAGATGATTGGTCAAGAGCATGGCCTCCTCACGGGCTATTTGTTCGGCGATATTATCTCGGCTGACGCATTCCCCCAACGGGCGGTCGTATATGACATAGAGGCGCTTGAAACTACCTCTCGTCGCTTGCATCCACATGGCAGTATGGAAATACCCTGCTGGATTGTCCATGATGTGAGGTGGTGCCGCCTTAATGCACGCGAGATAGGTGTGATGTACGAGGTCCTCAGAGTCGCGATGCATACCGCGAGCTGATTCAATCAATTGGTTGTATGCTTCGGAGAACCAAGTGTCAAAGGCCCTTCGTACTTCTGAGGTCATCGACGAGTCGTTTGTAATGATGATACATCCCCTCTAACTCCTCGCGGCTGAACTTGCGCATCTGTTTGCTGGCCCGCAAACATTGCTCGGCCGTGCCTTCTCCGTACTGGTTATCCAATGCAATCGAGAATAGAAACTGCTCCCCGCTGCGAAAGCCATTACACCTCTTACACTGAAATTGGACGTTCCTCTCGTCCCACCGCGTCGACATACAAGCGCGACTCATAAAATGACCTGCGTCCACTTCTGTCCAATGTCTACGGGCGTGACACGTATAGCAACGCCCGTGACCAGTATCGTCGGCAACGCGCAGTCGGATGTATTGGCTAAAGACGCTGTCAAGTTTCTTCACCGCCGCGCTCCTGTTGAATCTCGTCTTGCGCGGAGTTGTACGGGATGTGTTTCCAGCGGCCGCGTTCGTCCGTCTTGACGCGGTTGATGTCCGCTTGTTTGTCCCGTTCTTTTTGTTGTTCTTCACGATGCTTTTTGTGTCGGGCGTAGAGTTGCTGTAATTCCTCGTCGCTCAATGTGTCTGGGGTCGCTTTTTTCAACTGCCCCCACGCTGATTCACGACGTTCAGCCCTCTCGCCTTCGTATTCGCGGAATATAGTGACAAGTTCAGGTAACTTCAAACGTTCGTATTTTACGGGGTATTGGCCTGTTTTCAGTCGGTGCATGATGATGGCCCATTCCTCCAGCTTCATGACGGGAAACTCCGTACGGAGATGTTCCACCGCAAACAACAAATCCTCGTCGGAACGTATGGTCTTGTTCATCTCCAACGACATAAGCGTTTTCTTGAGCATGAGGATAAGGGCGGCCTCGGTTTGGGCTGGGTTGGTGCGGAAGGCGGCAGTTACGTTCGTGCCTTCTTGCCATGCTTGCTCAGGTGTTAGTACCGAGGTTGCGGAGATGCGCTTCAATGAGGCTTCCGTCTGACGGACCAGTTGATTCATTTTTGTTTTGTTTAAGTGGGAACAAGCCTTTCCAGCACCACGCGACGCTCTGGGCTATGATGGCGATGGCCGTGGCTTCGCTCCCGTTGGACATTTTTTGTAATTGGTGTAGAGCCGTTTGCTCCGTTGCAGTCGTTTTGTATTGGAACTTGTGTTGCGCCTTGCGCATATCGAGATAGGTCTGCCATGCACGTCGAAAATCATCCGAGTCATATGGCATGACCACCCCCTCTTCTTTCCTTGTGTTGTATCTGTATTTGTCTATTGTATTAGTTGGTGTTCTTTTTGACCACTCTGCATGTTCATTTTGACCACCCTGACTGGTCATTTTGACCACTCTGCCTGTTCGCGACGTAATATGTCGGCTTCTGCCGTCGCTTACCACGTCGATGTACCCCAGTTCGCTCAAGTGCTTCACGGCTCGGCTTATCGTGCTTCGGCTCACCTTGTATTCCTCCACGATGGTGTCGTTGGATTTGTAGAAGGATTTGCCGTTGCCAGTAAACGAGTCGATTTCTGCGAGCAGTGCCTTCTCTGTCAATGATAAGCGGTCGTCCAACCACACCTCGGCCGGAATCCATACGCCCTTAAATTCTCTTGTCATGGCCACAAGGTCGTCATAATCCGCAATAACCTGAGTCGCAATCCGTGAAGCCCTCCAAGTCCTCCATCGTTAGTTGCGTACGGTGGTTACGGAAGTCTTCATAAGAACCGTCAGAACGAAAGGTGTTCCACTTCATGACCTTGCCTGTTTTGGTAGTGCGCTGTTTGCCGTTGCCCTCCATTTCCTCAAACCAAGCGTATTTCTCAGGGAACTTCTGAGCCATCAGGTTCAAGAGTATGGGGTTGCGGTGAAAGCATGCGACGCAGTTGTTACGCTCTGCAAACCTCACGGGCTTGTCCGACCAATACGCCCGAATCTTGTCGTTGAATATGCCCGCTTCAAACAACGGAAATGAGTACTTGGCGTAAGCGTGGCTCTTCCATTTGTTCTTACCGCTTTTGTGCTTGCCGACCACCCATTGCGCTTCTTCCAAGCCGTCTTCATTAGCACTCTCAATCTTGCGCTTCACACGTCGTTCTTCGCCTCCGCGAAAGCCCAGTCGCAACTCGACAGGTTCACCGACGGTTTCCCAAATGAACTTCGCCACGGGAATCACCTTCATCTCTGATGTGCAAAATCTGCGGAACAACGTCGGGAGTATGTTGTGGTTCTGAATCACATCGTCGAAAGTCGGGTTGCTTACCCATGTGATTTCTTGTCCCGTGAATTGTTCCAAGTCAGCCAGCGTGTAAAAAATTACATCATCTTCGGCTGTGGCCACGAAGTCGCAACCGAGTTTTTCCTGTACGTACTTCTTAATCCACGGGTCTTTGGGTGCCGCATCGGGCGCGTTGATGCGCACCAATGCAAAAAGATTGTAGTCGGCTGGGTAGTGCTTCATCAGGTATGCCGACGTTTGCCCGCCGCTGACGCTGTTTACTGTCTTCATGGGTATGTCTGAATTATCCACCAGCGTTTTTTCCACGGGTCCCACGTCTTGACGCCGTAATAGTGGGTGCCTTTGCTGGTGGTGTGATACGAACTGCTCTTTGATGTGCCCGGGCGGGATGGGAGGGAGCCGTAGCCCCCTCCATTTATCCACTGCTGAGCCAGTTTTTCCTTACTCATGTGTCGCGCGTTGGTTCCAGTACTGTAAGTTCATGCTCTCGGAACAACACCTCGCCCTCCAATTGAAGGTATGTGGTGTCTTTCTTGGCGATGATTTCAGGCGCGTGTTTCAGGATGCCTCGCGGGTTGCGTTGAATCCAGTTCTGCACCGTCTGCGTCGTCACACCGAGTTCCGTAGCGCAAGCCGTAATAGTGCCGAAATGCTTGTGGATGTAACTCTTCATGCCTTAGTCCATTTTACCAAGCCCCACAACAGGCTCACCTCGCTTTGCGGTTTGAGGTATTTGGTATAGGTGATGGTTTTTTGTTTTTTGGGGCGCTTGGCTTTCAGTTCATACGCCTTGAATTGACACGCTCCCTTCGTCCGACCGAGCGTCGTGCAGATAGTTACCCAGCTTTCGCCGTTGCTGACCATGTGCTTTAGCTGTTGGACGTCTTTTCGCGTCCATAATTTTTGGTGATTGTTCATTTCATTTCATGTAGTTCACGCAACATCTTCTCTTCCTGCGGATGCGTGATTTCCGACCAGCAAAGAGGGTAAGGGCGGGCACTGGGGAGAATCCATTTTTCTCCATCAAAGCGGTGTACCTCATAGATATTGTTGCGGTAATCATCAAGGTGGCCCCAGCAACAGAGATACAACCCGGCCTTCAAAGGTTCGTCATACCATTTCCACCACGTCATCACGGCCGTACTTCGTTTTTGATTGTAGCGCGTGCCTCCAACGCAAGCCGCGCATATTGCATCACTTGCACGTCGTAGTTCTGCGCGTCGCGGTCTGCGACTTGCATAGCGATTCCGACCGCCCACGAAGCGATAATGCCTTTCGTCGCGTCGTCATTGCCTCCACTCTTGGCGGTAAACCCCCCACCGCTGAAACCCGGCTTGTCCAGCTTCAACTTCGTTCCGTGGTGGGTGCTCTGCGCCGTATACTCCACCGCATCCCCGACCTTCCATTTGTTCGGGCTTTTGGTGTTGACAGAGCCTTGAGTGCCGTCGCTCAGGTCGACGTCAAAGGCATACATAGTTCCGTGGCTGCCTTGCCACGTTGGGGGGTTTGCGGGTTCAATCCGCGTGATGTTGGCTTGTGCCATGTTACAGGGTTTTGTGCGCGTGTCCGCGCTGGTTTGAATTAGTTTAATTTTCTTCACACGACAGCCGCGAGGTACGGCGTCTTGTGCTTTGCTCTTGGCCTCTACTTCGGTGTATGCCGTGACGGTGAGCTTGTTCCAGTCGTCGTGGTCGTAGCCACGAAAGTATAAGACTTCGTAGGTGTTCATCCTGTGATGGAGTTCTTGAAGTCCGCCCAAAGGGAGTCGAACTTGCGCTTGAACTCGTCTGCGTCGCGGGCCACTTCTTGTCGGGTGAAGTTAGCCGTCCACTCGTTGAAATCCGTGCAAGGCTCATCAGGGTAGACCGTGTGTGAGATTCCGTTTGGTTTCAGTCGTTCCATTCTTCGAGGTGTTGTGCGATTTCTTTCCAATTGACTGCCGACATATCTTCCACTCCGTCCATGTCGGGTGTCCCGTTCGGGAACATGTCGTAGAAGAACTTTTGGCACTTGTAATCAAAACTTGCGAACCGAGAGGCCCATGTGACAAACTCCGTCGTCAAGTTGTAAAGGTGCTGGTCGTTGCTGGCCCACAGCAGAATCTGCCATGTTTCCCAATTTGTCCAGCCGTTGTAAGTGTTGCTCATAGTAATTACTTTGAGAGGTTTGAGTCGTATGAAACTTGGACGTACGTGTACTCGTCCTGTGGGATGTCGGCGTCAACGTTCAGGAAACAGTAGCCGCGCTTACGGGCGAAGAACTTGGCGGCGGCCTTGGCACCTTCGTAGTCGTCACGCTCCCACGTCATGCGCTTGCGGTTGATGTCACAGAGGGCGGCAGTGGTTTGCTGAACGCCGTTGAACGTTGTTTCGTCGGCCTTGGTGATGTTGATGTAAAACATAGTGTGTGTGTTTGAATGTTTTGTTGACACAAAGAACAGGCAAAAAAACTTTCTCCACAAGCATTTGGGCAACTTTTTTTTCTTTTTTTTCTGCTTTCCAGTGTTGGCGAGGGTTTGCAGGGCACAAAAAAAAGCGGCCCCGCCGTTGCGAAGCCGCTACAAAACAAAAGTAGTCACTATGCGTTTCATCAAACGCAGAGCAAACATAGCTCTTAATTAGCTTCGCGCACCTCCCAGACGTAATTATCTCGTTGTTCACGCAAGCGTGCCCACCAGCCGCCCAATCTTGGCGTACTGAAGTTTTTTTCGGTCGCCCATCCGGCATACCGGTCGCCCAATTTCTTGTAACTGCCGAGCCTCATATGATGTACGGTCCGTTGTTCCATCGCATAACGCTGGTTGATGCGGTCAATCGTAACGGGGTGATACCATTTTTGATGGTCGTGGCCGCGAAGGATAAGGTCCGCGTCGGGGAAATCCTTTTGGTCGATGTCAATGCCCAGTACGCCCTTCGAGCGCTTGGCTCCACCGCCGTATCCGTGGTGATAATGGATGTTGAACCGCTTGCGCGCGCTTCCGTTCCTGTGGGCTTGGACGCATAACCAACCGGCATATCCACCTACCTCTACGTGGCCACCCTTTTCGTTGATGATTTGTGCCACGCGGTCGATAGGGGAGACCATCATGCGCTTCTCGATGTTGGTTTCGTGATTGCCCTTGCTGATGAACTTGATGACGTCGGCGTACTTGGCCAGCCTTTCGCCCACATCTTGAATCACCTCGTCCACATACACACACGATTTGTATTCGGGGCGCAGTTCGGAGTAATTACCGCGAGGGTCGAAGCGGCCTTGCATCAGGTCGAACAAGTCCCCGAAAATGAAAACACCCGCCCCCAGTTCTTGCGCCTCTTCAAGGTGCCTGTGAAGCATCTCGCGGTCGCATTTCATCGCGTCATAGTGTATGTCGCTGATGAATAGGAAGTGGCGGCTGTCCTTGCGGTTTTGGAAGTTGGTGTCCACCTGATGGATGGTGCGTGACTTTCTTATGAGGTCCATATCACGTTGGGAGATTTGTTAGGGTCCATATCCACATGAAGGTGCTCGTCGTATACGCCAATACGGTTGAAACCAGCATCGAGCAAAGCCTCCAGCATAAGGAAGCGTTTACGGCTGTTTGGTACGGCGATGTCAGCCGCCCACCCGAGCAAGTGAGAACTCCGTGGGCTGGCTGGGTACCCTTTTTCAAGTAACTGCCGGTTGTATTCAACCGTCCGGAAGCCTGATGTAATTACCATAGGGTGGCCATAAATGTCCCGGGCTATATCCAAGGCCTCCAACACTTCGGCTTCCATCATCTCGCCGCTGCCGGGCTTGTCAGGCGAATCGAACTCAGAGAGCTTGAACCATTTGTACATCAGATGCCTTTTTTTGCAAGTAACAACTTCAATTCTTGGATGCCTTCCACGCATTCCTTGAGCATCATCTTCAATTCGTTGTGGTCATTCTCTAACCGATATACGCGACCCTTCAACTTGGCCACTTCGGAATTCAAAGACACCCACACGCCAACCGCTGTCAACAGTGACGGAACTAATGTAACGAGCATGTCGGTCATAGCAAGACTTTGATATGCATTGTGATTCCGTTTACTTCCACCTCGGCGAGATAAATGCCGCGTACTGGATTGTTGACCTTACGTCCGGACATATCGACGAGCTTCGGGCTGAGGCCAGCCTCTTCAAGTTGCCTGAGCGTAGGCGGTGCCATCTCTTGCCCTTCGCAGTCGGTATTGAAAACCCCGAGAAAAGCCGCGAAGTCTTGCACGTCTACGTCGTCGTCGCCATCCATATCACACTGACACTCTCCAACCTTACCCATTTCGACACAAATGGCGAGTAGGTCTTGAACTTGGATAAACCCGTCCCCGTTGAAGTCGCCCGGACAGGGGCTCGCCTGCGGTTCTGTCGGCTCGTAATACGCATCTTCTACGCAGTAGTCGTAGACGCGCTCTGAGGAAGAGCCATACGGCCAGCCAAGGTTCCACTCGTCGCCACCTTCCAACCAAAAGGGGTTACCTTCCGGCCCCCACATATCCGTATGATATTCGTACAAGGTGTCAGTTTCTTGGCCTCGTTCCACGTAGATACTCACGCCGCACTCCAAATTTGCATACGGCCCCCATGCGTTGCCGTCCCAATCCCAGCTCCCTTCGTAATATTCTTGGGTAGTGCCGTACCCCTCATGACGGAAGAAGCCGTTATAGCACCCACCAGTGAGACAGAACTCGTCGTGGGTAAAGAGGGGTTCCATCGTAAGCCCGTTCTCGTAAGAGTCGTAGCTGTTGAATGAAAGCCAACTACCACCCCGCGCGTAGTATAGCGCACCTTGGTCGGCGGAGCTGCCGCCGCCCTCCTTGTAGAACTTCCATTGCTCGCTTTCCGGCCATACGTCATGCTGGATGTCGATGTTCATAACCGCGTGGGGGTGCGGCTGGTGTTCGAAGGTGTTGGCGTTGTTATCAGGATTGTTGTCGCCCACAAGGTAGATATACGCTTGTCCTGTGTACTCGTTGAAGAACTCACCCTGCAAGGCCGGGCCTGTAAAAGTGGCGATGGTTTGAGCTGGCACGTTGACGAGGGTGTCCCATTGTTGGCCGTTCATCACCACCGACAGCTCTACGTTTTCCGCTTCGATATTCGTGTAGTTGCTTAGTCGCACCTTGGGCGTGTAGTCCTCGTCGCACCGGTTGTAATTCGAGACGCTCAACACACCGACGTCCAACAGGTCGGGGTCAACGCATAGTCCCGACTGCCATACCGTACTCCTTCCGCCGTTTACGAGCATCATATGCATACGCTGAATTTGTCCCGCTGTAAAATGGTCGCGACATGAGTTCTGCGTGTAGTCCATGTGGTTCGTGTAATCGGCTTCCGAACAGAAGGGGGACTCGCAATTCAAGTTAGCCGAAGTGGGCGGTGTGTCGCATACCCAGTCGCCCTGACTTTCGCAATCCACCTCGACCGTATTACACGTGGAGTTTTGGAAAGTGTGATACAGCCCGCAGTAGTGACCCATCTCGTGCGTGATGACAGCGGAAGCCAAGTGTTCGGCCTTCATGTAAATACCATCCCACGTGTAGTTAACGGGGTTGCTGTTCACCCATGAGAAGCCCGCGACTCCGCTGCCCACACTTGCAAAGACGTAGATGTTACATACGTCGGTGGCGGGGGTCCCTGAAATCTCGTTCGCCTGCATCGCTTGGTAGTATAGCGGCACGTCGTAGATAGGGTGGTCGGTTTCGAGGCTGTCGTATTCGTTGTAAAAATTGGTCTGATGGCGGCAAGGGATAACGTTCGTGCCTACCATCTGCTCCTGAAGGAGGGCAAAAGCCTCCTCTACCGCCTCAGGGTTTGAGGCACCGTCAAAAACGTGGAAAGCAACCGGTAGATACTTGGTAAAATAGTCCGAATCCCTGTTGCCACCCGTCCGCAGAGCGAGCCAGTGTTCAAATTCGTGGTCTACGTGACTGCATTGTGGGCCGCATACGGCGTCTTGGCCATAAAAAGGCAAAGCGATGAGCAAAAGTGCCAGCGAGAGCGCGTATCTCATGATTTTGGTTTGGGTTTGGGTTTTTTATCTTGTTTAGCCAACCATGCGCGGAGAGCCTTCTCGTTTTCTTGACGAGTCATCGCCCAAACAAGTAATCGGCCAACGTGGGGTTAATTTCTCCAGCCGTTCCGCTGATGCTCATGCCGTTTTGATAATACACCTGCGTCTCGGGCGACATATCGTTGGCGCTGTTGCTTGAATATTCAGGGAACGAGCCGCTGTTCTGCAACAGGTATTCGACCATGCGGATGGTATAAAACTGAGCGTTCTGCCGGGCCTTTTCAATTTCGCGGTGCAAATCGGATTCCGTTATGGCTGAGGTATTTTCAGCAGTACGGATAATCAATCCGCCATTATCCAACTGCACATACAAATTCGGCAACATCTCGACCATAGCCCACCACACAGTCACCTTACGGACGTATTCGTCGAGCAGCGTTTGATATACACCTGTCAACGACGCGCCCGTGACGTCGGTTTTCAATTTGTTCAACAAATCCGTTCCGAGGTATTGTTGCAAGTACTTATCCTGAGCCAAAATGATGGCAGGAACCATTACGGCCTCTTCCACACCGCCGTTAAGCTGTGTGAGGCGCTTGATGTAGTCGGGGTTGACAAAGAGAACTTCTGCGGTGAGTGCCATTTTAGCGAGGGTTTAGGTAGCCGTTGTTTGGCATTGTTGCGGGAATCTGCGAGATGCGTGGGTCTTGCGTCTCGATTTGGTTGGCCCG